GATGGTGTGTATAGTAATTTAGTAGAACTTGTGTATTCTGTTGCTGTTGTTCCTGATGTTACTCTTGAAAACAAAGGATAATAAGCAGTTGCAGAACTTGTATCATCTGAAATGCCAACAGAAGCAGTAACAGTATTCCATGATGGTGCGCCTGTGCCATTAGATTGTAAATATTGACCTGCTGTTCCTGATGCGCTAATAGCTAGTGCAGATGCACTAGAATAAACAACACCACCAGCAACTGCTGTTAGGTTTGCGCTTGTGCCGCCATTAGCTAAAGATACTTGACCAACAATGTTACCTGCTTGAACAGACAAAATGCTTTTATTGACGTAAATTGACCCTGTTGATGAATTTACATAAGCAACTGTACCAAGTTTTACTGCATAACCTGTTGGTGGAATAGTATTTTGATAAAAACCAGCAGAGTAAGGTGACAAATATAAAGTATCACCAACAGTATAAGTTCCTGTGTTTACACCTTGAATTAAACCAATAGTCGTAACATATCCTGCTGTTCCTGTAGGAATAGCTTGATTTGCAAGTCCAATTACATTTGATGTTGCTAAACTATTTGCAATTGCTAAAGCTACGTTTGGATAAGTAAACCCACTACTTGTAGATGTAACATAAACTGGTTGGCCTACGTTAATAGTAGAGCCTGTATTGTTATAAACTTTTAATTGGATTTCTTCACCAATATGTAAAGTGTTATTAGTTACATCGTTGTAATATGCTAAAGAATTTTGATTGCTGTCATACCATAAACGACCTGCATTATATGAAGGTGCAGAACTAGCTGTGTAAGTTTCATAACTTGAAATAGTAGGTGTTGCCATTGTTACGCTTGTAAGCGTTGATGCTGTAGAACCTAATGGAATGTTTGTTGTACCAATGGTTAAACTTGAGTTAGTCAATGCACTATTAGGAATAGAACTAAAATTTGTACCAACCAAACTAGGTGTTGTAGTCCAAGCCAAACCGCTATTGCTTTGTAAAACACCTGTACCTGATGCTAAAAATGTAGTTGTACTAGCACCTGATTGATATGGAATACTGTTTGTAGCACCACCAGCTAAATTAGTAGCTGTGGTAGCAGTAGTTGCTGAACTTGCAGAACCTGCGCTTGTTGCAAATGTAGCAGTTGCAGCATTGCCACCAATACTTAATGATGCCGCACTTCCAGTCAATCCTGTAGCTGGCCCACTAAACTGTGTAGATGCCGTTATCGTTGTACCAGACACCGTAGAACCGCTTATCGGAGTACTTGTGATACTTCCACCTGTAATTGACACATTATTAGCGTTCTGAATGCTTAAAGTGCCTAATCCGCTTATTTGCGTGTTAGCAATAGCAATAGGTTGTGCAGAAAGACTTGTTAATTGACCTTGTGCATTTACAATTGCACTTAATGATTGACTTGCTGAACCATAAGACCCAGCAGTAACGCCTGTATTTGTAATAGAAAACTGATTAGAAGATAAACTTAGACCAGTTCCTGCTGTATATGTACCATTTGCAGTAAACTGAACAAAAGTAATAGGAGTTACGTTAATTGTACCTGTATCGGCAGAAGTTGATACCCAACCTGTATTGCCGTTTATAGTTCCATACAATACAACCATGTATGCGCCTGGCACTTCTGACCATACATCCATGTCAGTAGAACGTACCCATGAACCACTAGACGCAATCCAAATCCCATTTTGGGACTGTGTTGTTTGATTTTTTACTAATACTCTATCGCCATTTAATGTGTTATACCCATCAATGGTTTGCAATCCATACAATGTAATGTTTGCAGTTGTAGCACATTTAACAGCTTGTTTAGGACTTAAACCTTGAGCAATACTATCAACATAAAACTTATTAGCAATGTCTGTGCTATTAACAGGCGTTGTAGTAACTTGCCCAGTTGTCGTTAAAATATTAGTAAAAACACCTGTTGAAGGTGTAGTAGCACCAATAGTCGTGCTATCAATCGTGCTATTGGTAATTGATAATCCTGATTGACTAGGATTTAATGTTGCAAAGAATGGCTGACCCTGCCCGATAAAAGTATTAAAACTGTTATCAAGATTGAATAACGCCTGTACAGGCAGAATATTTTGGTCTATGGTTTTAGCAGGATCAGACATTTAATTCCTAAGATTGATCAGCACATGGTGTTACATAAAGTGTTGTTGAAGCACCACTAGGACATACAGCAGTCATATAAAAAGGTGTCGTTGGTACAGCAATAACAATTGGCACTTCCATCAATGGTGGCAACACAAAACCTTCTTGTGCTGTTCCATCAGCAGGAAAAACAGCGGCAGGACATGGTGAGTAATTAGTAAATCTTACTGAACAAACACCAGCACCTACATTTAAAAATGAAGCGTAGTTTACTTGGTCGTTTGTCGTATCATCAATTAAAGTTGATGCGTAAGATGTAGAAGTTACTGCAAAACCATACGTTTTACCTGCTAAACGGATAACTGAAGTATTGGCCATGATTTATCCTTAAACAGCAGTTGTTGGTGCTGGACCTTCAAGACGAGTAATTTGGAACTCATAAACACCAGCAGCAGGAGTTGCAGCAGATGTAGAGCAATTACCGAATTGAACAGTTAATACGCCATTAGTTAAACAATCAGCCTCAGCAATAAAAATACCTGCTGTTTGATTAGCAATGTAACCGCCTGATTGAATGTAATCAGTAGTTAATAAGCCAGGCAAAGCAAATGTTTGAGCTGCTGTTGTTGATGCTGCTACTTGAGCAGGAGTTAATGATGGCGCAATATAAAAAGTTTCGTGTGAATTGCCACGAGTAACGGTAGTAGATGACATGATTTTTTCCTTTGCAGAAATATGATTAATTATAGCTTTTAATAGAAAAAAAGCTACCCTTTATGAGAGTAGCCTCTTTTTATTCAAGCCATTATTTAAGCAGTTAAGCCTAAGTTTTTTAATGCGGTGATAAGTGCTGTTACTGAAGCGATAGTAGTTGTCAAATCTGTTGGAACTGCAACAGCAGATGCTTGAACTACAGGAGTAGTGCCGTAAAAGCCTACTTTACCGCCAGATAAAGCGATTAAATCACCATCTGTTGAACCACCATTCATTAAATAAATAGGGGTTGAGGTACTTGCTGGACCTGGATTAGCCATGATTTTTTCCTTAAATTAAATGTTGTTTAAACAGGGGGAACTTAATCCCCCTTATTCATTAAGCTGCTACGCGGCAAGCTAATTCTGGGTAAAGTGGAGCCCAACCGTACAACACATCTAAACGAGTAGGAATAGAATCGTTGTTAATTGTGTATTGACGAACTACACGCATTGACAAACCAATTTCCTTATCGCTTGCACGACCAGCAAAGTGAACGCCATCTGGCAATTCCAAATCAGCACAAGCAAGCGTGAAAGCATTGCGGTGCATGATGATGTTTTGTGGTGATACTACGCCTGTGTTGTTGAATGGAACAACTGATTGTGAACCTGATGAAGTTACAGTAACGTTTTGGAATTGACCAGCAGTAATAACAGCAGGTGAAACGTTTACAGTAGCTGAACCAGATGATGCAATAGTTACAGCAGAGTTCACAACAAAGTTACGCAACTTGTTAGAACCATAAGCCTGACGGTTTTGTGGGTTAACTGCATAAACGCCAGCAATAGTAATAACGTCACCTTGATTCAATGCTGCTGAACCAGCAGAAGTTGCTGCAATAGTAATGTTAGAACTTGAAGCCCAACCACTTGTTAAGAAACCTGTTGCTGTAGTTACGTTACATGACAATACTGCTGATGAATATGAACCGAACTGATGTGAAACAACGTTCTGATCCATTTTCCAATTCATACCTGCTGAATCACGACCCATCAAACCTTTACGATATTGTTCTCCAATTGCTTCTTGTGGTACGAAAAGACCTTTCAAGCTGTCAACAATAGTTGCTGCTGTGAATGGTTCAACTGTACATGAACGACGGCCATCACGAGGTGCGCCTTCAGAATCAAGATAAGCACCAGCAGTTAGATATGTAATCAAACCTGTAGGTGGTGTGCCTGCTGTACCAACGATGTTAGCTGTGCTGTTCTTAGCCATTACTAAACCATCACGGTCAATCTTGTTCGCTACTGCTGCTACTGCTGGTTTCAATACACGGTCAGAGAACATATCTAAAGACAATGCCAAATCTTGTGTAGTGAATTGAGTATCAACGTGGAACTGTGTTGACAATGTTACTGGTACTGATGTTTCGTTAAAATCTTCAACGTTCAATGCTGGGCCAGTAGTACCGATGAAACGACCTGGGCGACGTACGTTTACTGTGTTACCAATTTTACCGCCAACTACAGCGAATTGGTCATCGTAGTTACGGTCAACTTCTGATGTAAATGTTAATTCGTTTTCCAAAACCATTAACGCTTCGTTAGTGATTTTGCTAATGGTAAGTAAATTATTAGCCATGATTTTTCCTTAGATATAAAAGTTTATATCCAGCTACCTTACTTTTCCTGCTTTACGGGCTTCACGCCATTGTTGATATGTTCCATGAAATTCACCATTGGAATCTACGCCCACATCTACAATACCTGATGAACCCTTAATCGGATTAATAGGTGCTGGTGCTTTACTGCGAGCCACAGAAGGTTTTGTTTCAGCAACAGGAGTTTCTTTCTTCTCGAACTGTGCTTCCAAACGACCAATTTGTCGAAGTGCGCTAATAGCAGAGCCATTGTTCAACTTGTCCGCAATGTCAGGATTCTCAGCCAAATGATATAGGATTTGTGGGCCTACATCTGATTCAAGAATTGCATCTCTGATTGTGTCGTTTACTTTCACATCAGAACTTGCAACCATATCATCAAAGTCTGGTAATTCTGCTTTGGCATCATTCAAACGCTTATTCCAACTATCAATTACTTTGTTGCGTTCTTCTTGCGCCCTGCGTTCAGCTTCTTGTCTATCTCTGTTAATTAGTGCTTGTTCAGTTGACCATTCCGCTAACGCTTCTGCATATTCAAAAGCATCATTGAATTGGTGTGGCTGTGGCTTCACGTTTTCCTGTGGAATTACAGGTGCTGGGTTAGCCTTTGCTTCTAATTCTTTTAAACGATTCTCTAATGATTCACGTTGCTCACGTTCACGTTGCGCTTCTTTACGGGCATCTTCACGTTGCTTAGTTAATTCACTAAACCGCTTCTCAAGTTTGGGGTTTGATTTCTTTTCTTCTGTTGCTTTAATTTCTTCAGATTCTTGTCCACTCTGTTCTTCAGCTTCCTCAGTCGGCTCTGTAGGATTTTCATCAACTACAGCCTCAACTGGTGCTTCATCAGCTAGACCTAATCTATTTGCATAAAACGCTTCTGAGTTTTCAGAAGTTAATACATTTGCTGCTTGTGATTCTGACATGGATTTCCCCAAGATTTTTACCCAATGAACCCATTGGTAGGTTTACTGCTTTATAACACAATAGTTTAAATTTATCAATGTATCTAAACTAATAGTTTAGTTTTATGACTTTTATTCTTCGTCTTTATGATACTTGTCTGCATACGCATGAATTTCACGGATGCCAGCTTCTGTTAAATCTGGTCTAGTCTTATGAACTGTTGGCAAGTTTTGAACTGTTTGAATTTTTTTTGCCT